CTTGCTATGTAGTAATTGTCATAAGGAAGCTCACGCTTCTGATTTACATATTTATTCAGTGTAATTTAAAGGAGAATTAAATGTCAGATATTAAGATTGTAGTAAATACAAAACCAGCAGTATTTTCTTTTGGTACAGAACCCGGCTTGTGGGAGTTTTACCTAGCTGATTCTAATGGAGTAACTCTAGCAAATGGCGCGTCTACTGCACCTGAGTACCTCTTCCCGGATGTTGCCCCAGGTAATTATTTGGTCATTGCCTCTCGTAATGGTGTACCAGCACAGGCTGCAATCACTGTCCCAGGTGAAGATGTTACTTTCGATGTTCCATCAACTATTACAGTTACATTGGGTTAATTATCTTCTTAAGCTTTTTAAGCTTAGAATAATCCAAGTACCTAAAAGTATTAAAGCAGGTTGAGTTTTGTTGGTAAAACACTTTCCTTCCAAGTAAGAGTCATCGGTTCGATACCGATAACCTGCTCCAAGTTGCTTCTTTAGTTAAGTGGTATAACAATGGTTTTGTAATCCATTATCCTTAGTTCGATTCTAAGAAGAAGCGCCAAGTTATCGCGGGTGAGTGTGTAGGTAAGCACGCTAGGCTCATAGCCTAGAAGGGGTTGTTCGATTCAACCGCACCGCAACTAAATCCTCTACCTAGGACTGTTTGACGTCACAGCGAGGCGTTTGGCGTAATTACACCATGCAGCCATAATAAATTGCATTGAGCAATAAGGTAACTGCTCACCTAATTTGAGGAAATAAAATGGCATTCCAAAAGACAGATGAAAATGGTCGTGTAGACCCTAGGATTAATGTAGAAGGACGTAAGAAAGCAACTCGTAAACTAACTCGTAGAGAAATCCGAGAGAATGAGTTGCTGAGTATTCTGCGGAAGATTCGTCCTCATATCTCTGACAGTATTATGACTGCTGCAAAGATTATGAAAAGTGATCAGTCACAAGATAGTAATAAGCTCAAAGCAGCAGTAGTTCTGCTCAATGCTTATCGTGACATCGTAGGTGATGTTTACAACGGTGTAGACGTTGACGAGGAAGGTACTGAAGTGCAGGAATCTGCACCAGTGTTTAGTTTGAAAGTTGTTGAGTAATTCAAGAACTTGTGTTAGAATTAAGAAATGAGCTAGGTCGGCCAACCGAAAAGAAGATCCTCCTGCTTCCTGCTCATGTTCTTTTAAGGAGTTAACTATGGAGAGTTTATGAGTGAAAAGATTATTTTGTCCCCTGCTTCTAAAAAGCAGGAGATTTTCTTGAATAGTGATGCAACAATCACACTCGCAGGTGGGGCTGCGGGAAGCGGTAAGGCACTACGTCATGGTGAGAAAGTTCTTACTCCCGAAGGTTTTGTAAATATTGAAGATATCAAGATTGGTACAAGTGTTGTAACCCCAAAGAACACAATCGAAACAGTAAAAGGCGTTTATCCACAGGGAGATGTTGATATTTACCGAGTAACCTTCCAAGATGGGTCACATGTAGACACATGTGGGGAACATTTGTGGAAGTGGAGAAAGTCTGGTGAAAAAAAGTATATTGTTAGCTCAACACTAGACATCCTTGGGTGGATGAACACACGCAAGCCAGACCGTCTTTACAATTGTAAACGTAAGCCAATGGTAGACCTTATTGAACCTGTTGAATATGGCACAAAGACGAGTCTTCCAATGGACCCTTACACTCTTGGGGTTCTACTTGGTGATGGAAGTATGACAACCACATCTGTGTCATTTATAACTACAGATAATGAGATGGTTGAGAAAATTTCCAGCCTAGGTTTTTCATTAAAGCAATGGCAAGTTAATCAAGACAGGGGTGAAGCCAAAACTTATGGAGTTAGGGGTGTCCAACAGCAACTACGAGATCTTGGATTGCTTGGGTGTAATAGTTACACAAAGTTTATCCCAGATGAGTATATCACTGCATCTATTGAGGACCGTTTTGCAATTGTTCAAGGGTTAATGGATACCGATGGGTATGTAGATGTAGGAGGGGCTACTGAGTTTTGTACAATATCCCCGGCATTGCGTGACGGCATTACAACAATTTTAAGATCCCTTGGATTCACTGTCTCCTGTAGTGAGAAAAAACCATTTTACAGGGATACTAATGGAAATAAGGTATTTGGGCAATTAGCATATAACCTATACATTAGAGGTAGAAATCAACCAAGACTGTTTTCACTTAGTAGAAAGCTCAATCGAACAAAGTGTAAAAATGTTTCAAATGCTATCGTAAATATTGAGAAAGTTGGTAGAGATTTAGCCACTTGCATTAGCATTACAGGCGAAGATAAACTATTTATTACAAGTAACTTCATCCCAACACATAATACGTACACCTCCTTGCTCATCGCGTTGAAATTCATGCAACATCCAAGAGCAACGGGCGTGATTTTTCGTCGTACCAGTAAAATGATTACCTCTCCGGGTAGCATCTGGCACGAAGCAGTCAATATGTATACCAGTATATTTAAAACTGGGTTAAAGATTCGTCACCGTGAGAATGAAATTGTGTTCCCAAATGGAGCACTTTTGAAATTCAGTCACATGCAGCACGCATCTAATATGTACGACCACAAAGGGGGTCAATATAGCCTAGTTATCTTCGACGAAGCGACAGACTTCCATGAGGATATGATTGTCTATTTGTTATCCCGGATGCGAAATGCTTATGTAGATTATAAGCCACAGATGTTCTTGATGACAAACCCAGATTATAATTCTTTTCTGAGGTTGTGGATTCAGGACTTCTATCTTGACCCACAGACAGGTATTCCAAGAGAAGAGTTAGCAGGCGTTAAGAGATACTTCTTCCGCCAAGGTAATGACATGCTTTGGTACAACTCATTAGAGGAAGCTGAAGCCGTTCACGGTAAAGGTGGTGAATCCGGTATCTCTAGCTTTGCATTTATCCCTGCTACGTGCAGAGATAACCCGCCGCTGTTGAGAGCACAAAATGATTACATTTCTCGTCTGATGTCTTTACCTCGTGTTGAAATGGAAAGATTGCTTTTAGGGTCATGGTTTGCTAGAGCAGAAGCGGCAGGTCTTTGGAAAAGAGAGTGGGTTAATCTAGTAGATCACCCTAATGGTAGAGCAAGACAACGTGTAAGGGCTTATGATATTGCAATGAGTAAGCCCTCTGAACAATATCCAAATCCCGACTGGACTAGAGGTGTTCTTTTATCTAAAGATCCTTCTAATGTTTATACGGTAGAGGATGTTGTTTCAATTCGAGATAGAACTCACGAGGTTGAAAGACTGATATTTGAGACAGCTATCAGAGATGGTCAAGACGTTGTAATTAGTTTACCACAAGACCCGAATGCTAGTGCCGGAGCTTACGCAAGAGACTTACAGCGAAGACTTGCTGAAATGGGTTTCTCTTGTAGGCTGCAAAAACCAGTAAAGTCAAAGGTCACCCGCTTTGCACCGTTCAGTAGTATAACACAGGCAGGTTTTGTCCAAGTTGTAAAAGCCGATTGGAACAAAGCCTATTTTGATGAGCTTGAAATATTCAATGGTGACGGTAAGACAAAGGATGATCAGGTTGACGCCACAGCAGATGCTATGTATCTACTCAACAAAGAACTTGTAATCCCAACAATGTCCCTAACCGACTATTCAGGGTCATCTTCTCCATTCAACTTTGCAGGTTCATTTGGTCATCAACCATTGGAATTCCCAACATTCTAATCAAGCCCTCCTTCGGAGGGCTCTTTCATTTAAGGAGTCAGAATGTCTGACACAGAAATTACTAAAGGTTTAGATACTCCTGACAGATTTAAATTATCTGAAGGTGGGTATGTTGGTTTGAATATCTTTAATGGTGTTTCAAACGAAGAAATGAAGAAGGAGCTTAACTTTCCTAACAATCTGAAGACGTATAAGAATATGTCTTATCACGGTACGGTGAATGCTCCTTTGACGTTGTACACCAATATTATCAGCAAAGCTGATTGGGTTGTCAAGCCTCCAAAGGAAGCTACTGAAGAGGAAAAGAAGCAGACTGAGTTTATCAGGGAATGCTTGACTGATATGGATCAACCTTTTGAAGAGTTGATCAAGGATATTCTAAGTATGAATATTTATGGCTTCTCTGTGCATGAAAAGGTCTATCGTAAGCGTTATACTTCTAATGGGAGTAAGTACAATGATGGCTTGATTGCTTGGAAGAAGTTACCTATTCGTTCACAGGAGAGTATCAAGAAGTTCTTGTTCTCTGATGATGGTAATGAAGTTACTGGTGTCCAACAAAATGTAAGTAACCTAAGCGATCCTTACGGTCGTTTTAGCATGAGAGATAAGTTGGAAGTAAATCTTCCAAAGAGTAAGTTCATGCTATTCCGCACAGGTAATCACAGAGGTGACCCTTATGGTAAGAGTATGCTTCGTGATGCTTATCTTGCTTGGAGGTATTT